GAACCGGATCTTCGGTTGAGTAGACGCCTGACACGATGCCTGGGCCTTCGCCGTTCGCCACAGACAGACCCCATTCCGGGAGACGGGCCTCAGCGGTTTCACCCCAAAGGGTGACGCCGATCGCCTCGTCTGGTCCGGGTGCGGGAAGAAACACGATCTTCCCAGAGCCCATGACCTGCTGGCCACCGATTGTGGATCGTTCCGCCTGGGCGGGTGGGAGTCCGTGTGCGTCGAGCAGGCCGTTGAACTGTGCGAGGTTCGCTTGTGTCACGCCGGCAGCAGAGCCGATCGTGGCGTTGATCACCTTCGCGCACTTCAGAGCAGCGGCGAGAGCGTCGGGTGCCATGCGGATCGAAGCCGCGCCACCTTCAACCAGTTCGTACCACTCCAGCAGATCGGCCACAGGGTCACCTGTAGATGGCGAATCCCATCCGACAGCAGCCGACTTTGTGTTGGCGGCGTTGCGACCGAAATCAATCTCGTAGATGACGCCGTTCTCGTTGATCGAAACCTTGCCGTCCACAAGAGCTTCGACACGAGCCTTAGCGACACGGCGAGCGATACGAATGGCGCGCTGCACGGCGAGACGTTCGATCCGCTGGTTCAGGTCGCCAGCCTGATCGGCGCGAATCGTGTCGTACTCCCCGAGCGGCACCTTCTCCGAGATCGGAGGAATGCGACCCGAAATCGACTTGAGTTCAGGAATGTCACCGATAGGCGACTCAGCGTCGTAGGTCCGATAACCGGCGACACCGGTGTCGAACTCTGCGATATCACGGATCGCAAACTCGATATCGCGAACGTCCTCGTTCGGGAGGTACTCAGAGAACACGTCACGGTTCTCGTTTCCGAAGAACGTTTCGAGTGATGCCCGGACAACACCGGTGAGTGTCGCGGGGTCATAGATGGAAGTGTTGAGCCTCATGATCCGACGGCCTCCCCGTTGATAGTGAACTGGTCACCTTCCGCGACCGTGATGCCTGCGGCTCCGAGCGGGAACGGAAGATGAGCGTTGTTGATCTCGCCGTGCCAGATCGCGGCAGCGACAACATCGCCAGCCGGGTCCACGGGAACGGGTTCGAGAACAAACCTGATCTTCGTGTGGGAGCCCGAGTTGAACGGTTCCCACTTGTCGGAACCGGACACTGGTCCGACAGCGAAACCGGAAGGGATGAAACCCTTCGGGTAGTGGGTGTTTGCGGTGAGCTTGGTTCGATCCAGTGTTACAGGGTTCGCGTCAGACGTTGCGTGCTGCGAACCTAGCCACCGGTAATCGCCGCCACCGGCAACGGTGGAATTGATTCCGAAAGTCATGGTCGACTCTCCTTAGGGTTCTAGTTGTTGGTTCGGTTCCGTGATCGAACAAGTTCCATTCCCGCTTGTAACCCGGACTGTTGCGGGTTTCTGGGTGCGCCACCCTGACCGAGGTTAGGTTCTGGTGTGCGCGACCCGAGGAACGGGTTCTTTTCGATCAACGATGCAACCGCCGACTCCGCTCCCGTGACCTGATCGGCGTCATCGATGGTCACTGCGTAACTTGGATCGGATAGAACCAATCGCGTCACTATAGCAGGATCTATGGCTTTACCCGAGGCGGCGGCCATAACAGCCGCTTCTATGCGTACCTGGCGCAGCCTTTCGGTTGCCTGTTGTGCCGCGGTTTCAGCGGTTTGGCGAGCCTCTCGTTCACGGTCCAATTCGGTGCGGTTAGCGTCCTCCAAAGCATCAAACTCGCCTGCTTTGCGACGCAGTTCAGCCAGTTCGTCGGCTGTGGGATGTTGCGCCCGTTCCTGCGCTACACGGGCGCCGATAATCCTGTTCAGTTCATCCTGGCTTGCAGGCGGAGTCCACTCCGGCTTTGGCGGAGTTTCAGGATCGTTGGTTTCCGGGTCTTTGTTCTTAGGGTCCATGGCTTGTTTCTTTCCCACCCTCAGGTGTGTCCGCCGGTTGAACGCCCGGCGTCAGCGTCACGCCGCTTTACCAGCGAACTCCAATACCGGTCCGAGTTCACCGTGTGAACGGACCACAACCAGATCATTCATAGCCGCAAGATCTTTGCGCTTATATTTCGTTCCGAACCGCTCCGCTATCTGAGCGTTCACCTGATCCAACGTTTCACCGTCAATGATCTGACCGGGGTCTTGTTTCCCGTAGATCGCTTCAACAGTGCATTGACAGCCCGGATGTATCGGCATCAACGTGTCATAGTGATACCGCTGGGTCGACGCAAGCAGGCAGAGAGCGCACGGGTTCTTGCCTGACGGGACACGCTGATACCCGACAATCCCATCTTGGCGTTTCATCACGTCACGCGATGTGTGTGTTCGGGCTAGTTGAATGTTGGTTTCGATCACTTTCGCGAGCCGTTGAGCCCCCATTGTTACGGCCTCATCAACAGTCATTCCACGCGACAGTCCACCCCACACGGTCGGCCCGAGACGCCCATACACTTCCTCGGCAGACACGCCTCTCACCGTCTCCATTGACACGTCGATCATCCCCGCAGAGGTTTCCACGCCTGCGGCATCGGCTGATGCGACAAGAAACGCTTCTGTCGCCACCGCTGACGCTCGCATAGCCGCGTTCGAGATCGGGACAACACGCCCGACAATCGCGTCAATATCGGCGTCCCTGTAACCAGGGGACGACCACCAGATCCCGGCGGTCACACTCGTTGCACGTTCACGAATCGACAGATTCGATGTCTCCAACAGCGTCAACGCTGGTGACGGTTCTCGCACTCGCACCTCCCACCCCACTGAACAGTGCCATCGCCTGCAAATCGAGTTCCTCGCGCCTCTTCTCGGCCGCGATCCGTGCAGCCTCGGACGGTGAATACTGCCAAATCTTTATGAGACGTTCGACCAGCGGCAGTGTGCGTTGGGCCTTCGAGTCGACATCACCCATTTCGGCCAGCGACCTTCGAGCAGGGTCCATCCATTTAGGCGCTATAGACGTCGGGTTGGATCGCTGCTCGTCGCCTTCCCACTGTGCGACAAGACTTAAAGCTGACGCTACAGGCGATGATGCCAGATGCAGGAACTCGTCCACCGAGAACACCAACTGTTCACGCGAATATGCTGCACCCTCGGCGGTCTGGTTGGCGGAATCAGAGATAGACGACCGGAGTGGCGTCGCCGTCAACTCCGCAAGCTCCCGACGTGAATCCTTCCGCAGTTCGAGCACTGAACGGATATCCGCTTCGGAAAACTCTTTCACGTCGACGCCTTCGGGAAGGTTCCACAATGCGCCCGGACCCCCCTCAAACAGCCCGTCGTAGTCGATCAGGTTCCCTTCCTCATCTTCGAGCGGTAGACCTATCGTTGCACGCTGCTTGTACGCCTGCATTGCGACGATAACAAGCGACTGCAACGTCTCATGAGTGATCCGGTCAAGAAGATCCGTATGCTGCTCGAACACTCCGACGCCGTGCCTTGAACGCAACTCCACAACCGGGACTTTCCGCACAGGGAGAATCTGTCCGGCTTCACCGCCGTAGTCGGGGTGCCAGTCCCACGCGGATGTGAACACCGGGTAGAACGCCGTGCCGATAGCGACATCCCGGTATGCGACATTGCACCTCACTTCGCCGTCAGGGCCCGACCAGTACAGGTACGCGTACTGTCTGCCCACATCAGGGTCGGACAGCACTTTGAACGCTGCCCTGATCCGCTGATTTGCGGGGTCGCGGAACACGGTCATCAACCGTGGATCTTCCGCGGTCACCAGTGTTTCGCCGTCGCGACGTCCGATAATCATCGGTCCGGACCCCGTGATCAGAGCGAACCTTGTCGCGTCCGGCAGGGCGCCCAGCAGGCCGGATCTTTCCGCGAGACTCAGGGCCACATTGTCGCCATCGTCACCCGCCTCAACAGAAGTCGCGAACCCGACTAGACGGACCCGTTCCTCTCTCGCGCGAACAATCAGGTCAGCCCAATTCGATCGGGCTTTGCGTTGAAACGCGCAATACGCCTGATAAAGGTTCTCGTTCGCCCCGTGCGGCAAAGGTCCGTCACCTTCAGACCGTTTGATCAGGTCGTTTACGCGGCTGAACTCGGAGGAAAGCGCGAGCATCCCTTTATTCGCCCACCATCCCGCCGTGAAAGGTGTAGACGTGTCAATCAAAACAGGCTCCTACCTGATACGGAAAACCGCTGAACGTCGAGGTGCTTTAGCCAACCCTTTCGACATGACATCGTTCCGCCCAAGAAACGCGAGCACAGCAGCAACCGTAGCATCCATCTTGTTCGGAGAATTGGAATCCTCTTTCCCGATCGTCAACTTCCCGCCACGAATATGTCGTCTCGCGTTGATCATATGGTTCGTCAACGCGAACGACCCGTCATGGGTCAACTGTTTATGGCGGACAGCCGACTCGAACGACTCTAAAGCCATCTCCCACAAAGCAGTCTTACGCATCGACCACCAGAACGGCGACACAGACGACGCTTTCACAGGAACATCCGCCGCGTATTTGCCTTCCCACGATTTCATGTGGGCCCCGAACTCGCCGCCAGGGTCAGCGTAGAACGCTTTCACCGCATATCTGCGGAAAGTGTCAGCTAAAGCGGCTTCTATCGCCACGAAAGGCGGCTCCCAATCCTGCCATTCCTCGCGCCTGTTCGACACTTCCCACACGCCGATCTCAAACAAATGCCCGTCCGAAACTCGGCATCCTATCAACGCTGTCGCATCAGGTTTATGTGTCGAACGGCGACCTCCTGAGCCGTCAAACCCGAGTGTTATCTCGTCGCGATCCGCAACAACCTTTGTTGCATCAACACAACCAGCCCACGCAGGTTGAGAAACAAACGACGTTTCAGCGTGAGTGCGTTGGTTCAGATAGAAGCCGCGGGCATCCTGAACGCTCGTGTCTGCATCCCAGAACTCTTGAAGAATCCGATCCAAAGACACCCAACCACCGTTAACGTCAGCGGACTCCCCATACGCGAACGCCAACCCTTCACGCAGCGACACCTCATCATAAATATCGGTCGTCCCCGGCGCCTCCCTATGGTCATACAACAGGCCGTGATCGATCCGTGAATGCCCCTGCTGCTGCTGTTCCCATGCATCCCACGACGACTCCGCAACAGAACCTGTACCCGGCACATAGGCGTTAGGCGTTTCGATAGACGACCCCTGCACCTTGCCGAGGTTCCGTCTCAACGTGGCAGCCAGTTTCACGCCACCGTTCGACGGCACCCACGATTCGGTCTGGTCCATCGCACAAAACACGGCACGATAACCCTCCCTGGAGGTGCCAGACGACGTGACCGGTTCGATGATCCCGTTCGGGACGTTCACCATCGACTCGAAAGCATCGATCCGATAATGGTCCGCTATCGGGCCTTCACGCGCCATCTCCAACAGTGGCATCCAAGTGTTCGCAGTCTGATCCTCGGTCACAGCAACGATCTGCACCTGCGCTTTGAACCCGAGCGACGACCACGGCCTACCAACCGGTTGACCGTCCGCGTTCCAACCGTCGAACACCGCAGGACCGACAGCCTCAAACAAACACACCGCCGCCAGCAATGGACTCTTGCCCCATCCTTTTGGACGAGACAACACCGCTCTACGGACCATTCGACCCGCACGCAACGAACGACCCACCACCGCCTCACCCTCAAACGACGGATCAACCTCATAGAACCCTAGAACAAACTGAGCCTGTTCATTCGTCAGCACCAGCGGCTCCCCCGCTGAAGGCCCATCAGGCACAACAAGATTGTCCTCGAACCAGTCCAACGCCTCCCACCCCAACGTGGGACGCTCCCCCTCGAACGATGGACGCCAGCCCATCAATCAGCGAGCCGCAACCCTGGGCGACGCGACCCGGACCCGCCACGCTGCCGGAGCTTCTCATCTGCCTCGTCAGCCAAAGCGAACTGGACCCGCAGCCGGGCACGATCCTCCAGCGACACGCCAAACTTCGCGACACGCTGACGCAACTCGCCCGCGAACCGCAACTCTCCACGCCAAACAGCGGCATGGATAAGCGCCGTGTCCAACAAGAACGCCCAATCTGCTTCCGTCAACTCGTCACACAACGGGTGCGACCCCCACGCCTCCCACCATCGACGTGTAGCCGCCGGCCACGAACCACGAACCGACTCGCCATCCACGAGCATCCGAAACGCCGACGGCAACAACGGTTGAGACGCAGGCTCAAACTCGACAACCCTGAACTCTTTACGATTCCCCCTGCGGGTCGGCTCATAACCCACCCTCGGAGCAGGACCACGACCAGCCATCACACCACCCCCGGATGAACCTCAGACGCCAACCTTGTCGAACGCGAATGCCTCGCCAAACCCGCCTCCCGAGCAGACTTCCGACGATGACACGAAACACACAACGTCACAGCATTCCCCTCACCGTCACCGCCACCAAACGCGACCGGAACCACATGATCCACCTCCAACAAACGGCCAGACCTGTCAACCAGACCACACGACTGGCAGCGCCAACCATCCCGCTCCAACACACCCAACCTCACCCGAACAGGAAACCCACGCGAACCCCCCACCTTCCCACACCAAGCCCGCCGATCATGCACCGAACACGGCACCACCTCGCGGCACGAACCCACAGGACACGGATCAACCATCACACCACCCTAACAACGCTTCAACACGCCCATAATGGCACTACAGCGGTCGGCAACTCAACGACCGACCCGAAAGTGGAGACCATTGCACGGCTTTTTTC